AGGTTAAATTCAGAAATAGCTCTTTTGAAATCAAAACACCAGTATGAGTTAGGTTCTATAGAACTAAGGCTTGAATCTCTCAATAAAGAGTACGAGACCATGATGTTAACAAAAGATGAAGAGCTAGAAAAATTAGAATCTGCAGCACTTAAAAGATCTAACTCATACTGGTATTTATTTTTTGGCGGTGGAGTTGCTGCTGGCATACTAACTACTGTAGGGATAATACATCTGGTGGACTGAGATGAATAATAGCGATGATCCTAATTTTATTGTAAAGCTTGAAAGAGCAATAAAAGAAAAGTACGGCGAAGAAGCAATACAAAATCCCAAGAAATATTGGAATCCTGACAAAGAAGAATCTCACCAAGAAGATGTAAAACAGTTTTATAAAAGAAAATTCTTCAAGCAAACACAAAATAGCAAAGAAAAGTACAAAGGTTTTTTAGTAAGTAAAAAACTACTTACTAGAGAAAACAAAAGGGATTGTCCAGTTTGCAAACAATATTCCTTTTCTGTTAGAGACGATCTGTATATGTCAAAGTTTGAATGTTGCTTTGAATGTTACATACAATACGTGGAAGACAGAGAGGAAAGGTGGGAATCTGGCTGGAGACCTCCCCAGGAGAAGGAATAAAATGGCAACAACTTTAGAAATTTTAAATGGTATTTCGCACGCAATTGCAAGAATTAATTACGACGGCGCTCTTAACGAAGATGGAGAGCCCATTGAGATCGGCTTGAAAAGGGAGGAGGGGGATCCTCTTGTTGATTCCAGAGTTATTGATGGTTTTGGAATTAAGTTTCATGGACAGGATAAATTGTGCATTACTTATTCTTCTGAAATTAAACTAAAAGAGGTGTACAGCGGCGGGCTAGAGAATGAGGTTGGATCTATGATCTCGGATGTTGCAGCCTTTCTCAAGAAAGAATATCGGGGCCTAACTGGTTCTTCTTTGTCTTTAACATCAGAGGGAGAAGTAAAAGTTTTAGTTCAGCCAATTTCTAGAATTAGAACCTCCGTAACAGCTTTCCAGGTTTTTAAGATTGCTGGCTTAGATGCACATGAAGAGCCCGAGGCGGTTAGGCCAGAAACCACCAAGTATTTAGAGCAGGGTGGTGATGCTAAAAAGTCACAGAACGATAAAGCACCAAAAGATGATTTTGAGGTTTTTAAGGCGTATAATTTTTCCAACAGGAAAAGATGAAACCAGTATTATCTAAAAAGGAGGTGATGAAAGAAATCCTTAAGTCTGGTAAGGATCCATCTTATTTCATCAACAATTACGCCAAGATTACACATCCTCTCAAAGGACTAGTTCCCTTTAAAACCTATGATTATCAGCAAGATATTTTAAAAGATTTTGAAGATCATCGTTTTAATATAGTGCTTAAAGCCAGACAGTTGGGGTTGTCAACAATTACTGCGGCCTATGTTGTCTGGCTTCTTTTATTCCACAGAGAAAAGAATGTTCTTGTGCTTGCAACCAAGTTTCACACTGCTGCGAATCTAGTCAAAAAAGTAAAATCCATTTTAAAAAATTGTCCAGATTGGATCCGCATCGCAGAAGTTGCAATTGACAACAGAACTTCTTTTGAATTAACAAACGGCTCACAGATAAAGGCTTCTTCTACTTCTGGCGATGCAGGTCGCTCAGAGGCACTTTCTCTTTTGGTTATTGATGAGGCAGCACACGTTGAAGGATTAGACGAATTGTGGACCGGTCTTTATCCAACACTATCTACGGGTGGACGTTGTATCGCCCTATCTACCCCCAACGGTGTAGGGAATTGGTTTCACAAGACTTACGTTGAAGCAGATCAAGGCGGCAATGATTTTAATTCGGTTTGTCTTCCTTGGGATGTGCATCCTGAGAGAGATAAAGAGTGGTTTGAAAAAGAAACTAAAAACATGTCCAGAAGACAAATCGCACAGGAGCTAGAATGCAGTTTTAATATGTCTGGCGAGACTGTTTTTCACCCAGAGGACATAGGAAGAATAGAAGAATCTATTTGCGAACCAAAATATAAAACTGGCTTTGACAGAAATTATTGGATATGGAGAGAATACGATAGTTCAGTAGCTTATTTGCTGAGTGCAGATGTTGCTCGCGGTGATGGTAAGGACTATTCTGTGTTTCATATATTTGATACTGTTTCAATGGAAATAGTAGCAGAGTATCAAGGAAAAATTACACCAGACATATTTTCTGATATGATCTATAACGCTGGCAAAGAATATGGGAACTGTATGGTGGTGGTTGAAAACAATAGTGTTGGGTTTACAGTTTTAGATAAATTAAAAGAAAAGCAATATCCAAATATATTTTACTCAATAAAGTCCACGCATGAATATATTGATCCAGTTTTAGCAGAGACAGCAACCAACGCTGTAGGAGGCTTTACGACTAGTCAAAAGACTAGACCTCTAGTTATAGCAAAGTTGGAGGAATTTGTCAGAAATAAACTAATTAAAGTAAATTCGTCTCGTCTTTTTAATGAAATGAAAACTTTCATTTGGAATCACGGTCGCCCTGAAGCAATGAGGTCCTATAACGATGATTTGATTATGGCCTGTGCAATTGGGTGTTGGGTTAGGGAGACAGCTTTGGTAGAGAATAAAAGAAATATTGAATATAATAGAGCTTTTCTTGATACAATGTTAACTACAAAAACTACTATTAACACTACGATCAAAGGTATGGAAGGCTATGATTCTAAAAATACTTTTGAGAAAACAAGAAAAGAAAAAGAAATGCTAGAACAATACACCTGGTTGTTTAAAGGATAATAAAAATGCCATTTAAAATTAATAAAATAAATCCAAAAAATCCTCAAAACTCATTATTTAAAAAGTTAACAAGATTGTTGTCTGGGCCAATCGTAAATTACCGCACACAAACGGCACGACGTCTGAGAAGAAGACAGCTTGATAAGTATGCAAATCGCTTTAAATCAGCT